GATGAACCCATTGAGTATCTCTCTATCCAGTTGTTTTTCATCTTTTAGTTCCTCACTAATTTCATAGGGTTCTTCCCAATCTTCTAACCACTTTTCTAAGTACGATAGAAGTCCAAGGTATAACTCTCCTGTCTGTGGAGAATATAATCTTATTTTCCCATCCCAGATTCGATTGCGATATGCAGGCATAAACTTTGCGCCTGGCACTTCGAATGTGAAATGGTCTGATAACGAACGAGCAGTGGAGGGTTCGGCAGATACTTCTAAGTACACCTCATCCTTCTTTGTAACTTTTGTCACCTATACAATACCATCTACGAATTTACGCCATTCAATTGCGTTTTTAATTTCCCAGTTACGAGTACCAACTTGCTTTAGAATCCGTTCACAAGTGTCTTGGCATAATTTGAAATACTCAACCTTTTGTTTTGATTTTATAAGGTCAGCATCAGACTCTAGATATATGTGCAAGTCTGCTTTAAGGATTTTATGATCGAATGGTTTGTCACGATAAACTGATGCATCGGACTTACCACCATAGTACTCCCATTTATTTCGATAGAGTACATGATACTCACCCTGTTTTAAGAGAACGAGTTGTCTGAAGTTGTTGTATATGGTGAGGTATTTTTGGTGAAGGGATGCAGACTTTAGAGACTCATCACCAAGTTCTAAGTTGTCCATCTTCAAGTCGTGTGCGGCTGATGCCTGCAATTCATCTAATGTCATAATATTTCCATGTTATAAAGTGTGAACAGGGTCAATCGAACTTACTGTTCTAAATATTCTCTTCTCAGAGAAGCAACTACGGGTGTCTAAGTCGAAATCCCCTGTTCACTATCTTATTTATAATGATTAAATACTTTAAGTTTACAAAACTTCCACTGAATATGTATCATAATTCATAGTCATTGTGCTAGTCAAAGTTGGTGCGTCCGTGTCTTTAGTGTCAAAATTCATACCAGCAAGAGAGGTTGGATATGCATTCTTGAAAGTAATCCTTATGACAGGGTTGTTCTTGTTAGTCATAATGGTTAGAGTTGCGTCACTTGCTAATGATGCCAAACTTACTGTGTTATTAGATGGTACAGTAGTTCTTAGTGTTGATGCGTCTATAATTGCTTGATCGAACTGGTCAGTACTTTCTGGGAAACCAATACCTACCATCCAATCGTGTATTTCACGCCAGTTAGCTAAGTTCTCTTGTACGTTAAATGATAACTCAAGTGGTTCATAGTTAATAGTATCACCCATCATAGGTAGTGAAGTGAATCTACTGTTTAATACTGCGTCACCAGAAAATGCAATGCCAGGCAAGTTTGCTTCTGTGATGAAGTACTGTGTGTTAGGTATCTTTAAGATAGAGAACATGAACTGTGTTGGACGAGCCATGTCATAGTTATCGGGTTGTCTATCTAATGGATTTTTCTTAATAGTTGCCATTATCGTTTTCCTTATCTTTCATACAACTATTTATAAGACAAAAAAAAGGAGAACCGAAGTTCTCCCTTAATAACTACATAAACCGAAGTTTACATAATGTTAGTTACCTGCACACGGCGGTAGTATACGTTGTCGTTAGCAGTTAAAACACCTGCACGAGCAGTAGCACCACCAGCGAATGGGTTAGCAACCATACCATAACGGGTCTTGAAACCGATTTTTGGTTGGAAGTTAGACTCACCAACTGCACGAACCATCTGAAGAGGAACGTATGGGCAGTAGAATAAACCAGCGTCATAAGGTGAAGTACCTTTATAACCAACTGCGAAGAACTGCTTTGCAGCACCATTAGCAGAGTATGGATCGATATACACTTTGAAGCGTCCGTTAAGAACACCAGCAAATGTGTTACCAGAATCATCAACATTCAAGTTGTTGGCAAGGGCAGGAGCATAGTCCAACTGTCCAGCCATCTGCAATGCAGATGCAACATCAGAAGAACAGATAATCATGTTACCCTTTCCTCTACGAGTTTGTTGTGCGATTACGTTAGCTTCACGTTCTACTTGGAACATAAGTCCCTTGAACTTCTCAACACTCCAACGTCCGTTAGAATCAACGTCCATATCGAAGATACCAGAAGTAGCAGTATCAACCTGTGCGCCTGGCTTAGCAGTTACATAGACTGTACGAACAACTTCGCGGTTGATTTCGTTTAAGATTTCAGCAGAAAGGATGTTTGCAAGTTCTGTCTCAGCGTCCAAACCATGAATCGCTTTAAGGTCTTGTGCAAGTTCCATTGTGTACTCTGCTTTAAGAGCGCGAGACTTTGCAGTAACAGTTTGCTTTTCGATTGAGAAAGACATCTCAGCGAAAGCGTTGTTTGTTGCATCACCTAATGCTTCACCGAAGGCAAGAGTAGAACCGCCATCAGCAGTATATGCGCCTGGCGAACCATCGTTAAGAACGGCTGGGTTAGTTTCACTGTTAGATGAAGTACCAGCACTGCCTGGGATGTTAGAATCAGCATCGTTTGCAGAGAATGCAGATTCAGCTTCAGCATACTGGTTCTCAGTACCAGCGTTAGTCTTGTAACGCGAGCGCATTGCAAAGATTAAACCAGTTGGGCCAGTCATTGGTTGAACACCAGCGATATCATAAGCGATAAGGTTAGGCATAGCACGGCGAACTAGTGAGATCATAATCGGATCCCAGTTTGCAGTACCGCCAGTGTTGTTGGTTGGAGCAGCTTCTGAGAGGAAGTTTGAATCTTCACGAAGTGCTTTTTCTTGGTTTTCTAAGATAACAGTGGTTACTGCCCTTTTGTATGAATCACCGATCGTTGGAAGATCGTTGTGTTCTAGGACTGGCTGCCACTTTTCCTGTAGATGTTCTGTCTGGAACATTTTTATTTCTCCTTGTTTGAGATTGTAATATTATTTATAAAAAACGAATCTTTCATCGTCTAGTTTGCTACTCGCTTTACATTTCTACTAATCGCACTCATGTAAGTACTCATAGCGCCAGTTGTATCAAAAGATTCTTGATGTCCTTCGACATCATCTACTGATTCAGCGACAGTGGTTTGCTTAGGGAAATAACTTTCCTTTAGCGTTTCGAGTTTTTCAGTGAAACTTTCTTCAGTGGTAAACTCCACATCTTCTGCAAGAGACTTAAATTTTTCAATTTCGGTGTCTGCAAGGTCAGAAGCGACTTCTGCGAAAACTGATTCACGCATCAATGAATCTTTTTCACTTTTCAGTGAAGCAGAGATACCGATTTGTTCATTCAATTTAGACTCTAGTTCATCAATCTGAGTAGACTGTTGACCTAAAATGTCATACTTCTCGTCTGGTACATCTATATAGTGTTCTTCAAATAGTGATTTTAAACCAGAGATAAAGTCTTCTGCGATTTCACCCTTGAGTCCACGCTCAATAGCGATTTCGTTTTCTTTCATCCATTCTTCTACTACATAGTTCATGTAGGCATCGACTTTTTCAGTCAATTCAGTTTGAATAGATTCAACTTCTTCAGCAATCTCTTGCGTCTTAGCTTCTTCAATTCTTACTACTTCTGAACGAAGTTTAGATTTTACAGCAGCTTCAAAGATTGTTGATGCTTTTTCTTTGAATTCTTCAGAAAGGTCTTCACCTTGTACAAGTGCAGTTACGTCTTCTGAAACGTCTACAGATGATAAACGATCTTCTAAAGTAGACTCATCCACTTCTTCAGCATCATCTTCGTCTTCGTCTTTGTTCATTCCGTCAAATGCTGCTTTCAAATCTGATGCTTTCATGTTTTCCATTTTGGAATACATTGCTTTCAACATTTCTGTTTTAGTCATTGACTTTGCTTCTTCCAGTTCGTCACCTTCGTGATCGGATGCGGCATCTTCTTTGGTTGCCTTGGCGGTAGGTTCTGCTGTCTTCTTAGACTTTGCAGAGGCCTTCTTACCAATACTGTCAGTTGAATCTGGTTCAACTACAGCTTTACCCAAATCTTCTACTTCACCCTCTGGCTTTTCCATTGAGTCGCCTTTACCGACAGCAGGTGCTTTTGCTTCTTCAAGCTCCAAACTTACTGCGGCTTCCAGTTCCTCAATTGTCTTGTCTAGTTCTGACATTAGGATCTCCTTGAGTTGTTTTGTCTTATCATAACCATATTTATAATAATTAAAGTTTCGACATAAATTTAGCGAAAGCGAGTGCGGAAACATTTGCATGTCCCTTTCGTACACCTTCATTTATATCATTTTTGATTCCATTGACATCTACTTCTAGTAGAATGCCGTTGTTCCAAACCCACTCCTTACCTTCCATAATACCTTCAACGAAGGCTTGTGGTGCAGAAGGGTCTGCAACAATATCTGCCGCTGTGGCAAGATAAAAATCATTTTTCACATAAGATGCACCACCCCTAGATTCGATAGACCCCATACCTCTTGAAGAGACACCAAGTTTACCACCATCTTTGATTAGTGCTTTCGCAATTTCCCCCATAGGAGTAGACAAAAGTTTTGCCTCACCAACGAAGTTCTTTCCATCCGCTTCCAGTTTTGTGATCATGTGCGATACCCTGTCAAGATTGACAGTGGGGCCTTCTGGATGACCCAGTTCCCCAAACGCACGACCTTCAGCAACAAATTCTTTGTTATAACGTGCAACTTCTTTAGATAACACGTTCATTGGGTAGACACGACCATTTCGGTTTTTCATGTCTGCCTGCATAAAGATTCCACGAATCTTCATCTCTTTACCACCATCTGCTTTCGCTTCGGTAATGTATTCTACGTCCTGTATCTGTTCAGCAATAAGTTTCATTTCAATTCCCCTTTAAGGTTGACTACCAACTGCTGTGCAACTCATTGCGGCAGAACATGCAATAGTATCACTTGGTTTTTTATCCACAACAATAACTTGGTTTTGAACCAACACCACTGTTCCAGCATATGTCTTTGTGACAGTAATCGTATGATTTTCTGATGGGCCATCGGTTAAAGTTAACACTACGTTATTTTGTGCATTGTCAAATGAAGTTGCAAGACTAACTGTATTTGCATTTACTACCTTTACGAAATACGATTGATCATCTACTAATTCAGCAATCGCAGTTCCACTACCAATAGAATAAATAACTTCATCCCCTG